CTATGGTGCTTTTCATGTAACCGACTTGTCGGGGCTTTAACATGAAGAAACCCAGTAGAAAGTCTTTAGTGAAAGCCTGTGATCGTGAGATGAGTCTATTCGTGAGGGAGAGGGACAGGAAGTGCGTGATCTGCGGGAAGACGGAGAATCTTCAATGCGGCCACTTGTTCAGTCGAGTAGCATTCTCTACGCGGTGGGATTTGGTGAACTGCCATTGCAACTGTTCTGGATGCAATCTGCGACATGAATTCAACGCGGCTCCTTATACATTGTGGTTTATCAAGAAGTACGGAGTCAATACCTACGAGAAGTTGCATTTCAGATTCAGCCACACGAAGAAATACACGGACTCAGATTTGAGGATCTTACTCATTGCACTTCAAGAGTTGCGGGAAAACCTAAAGGTGAATCTATGACACACGACTTCAAAGTGGGAGACAGGTGCTTTTCGTTCGGAGGGCCGACACCGCGAGCGGACGGGACGAATGCTGAGGTCACTCATACTGCATGGCGAGTAGTCGCTTGGAGATTTGACAATGGGTTGTCAAACTACCAAGACATGCAAGACATGGAACATACAGAGCCAAATATATTTCACGAAAAGCCCTACTTCATAGTTCCTGAGATGCCGAAGAGGAAGGTGAAAAGGACATATTGGGTAACGGTCCACAAAGCCGCCGCGCCCGACACCTATTTTGCGACGCGCATCGGCAATAATAATTGCGACGCATTTAGCCTCCATTCGTCGGATTACGTTGGTTGTTTCCCTATAGAGATCGAGGTCGAAGAATGAGAGACGAGCCTACCTTCTTCGATGTGCATTACGTCCCGCACAACAAGACCAAGCCCAGCATCGAAGCCGCCAGGGGTGTCTTGAGCCGTTCAAAGGCAGACGAGGCCCGACTACTAGTCTATATCCAAGACGCGGGTCAATTCGGTCGTACGGATCAGGAGATCGCAGCTCACTTTGGCTGGCAGGGTGATTATGTTCGCCCTCGCCGTTGGACTCTCTTGAAGGAAGGGAAGATCCGAGAGAGACTTCACGACAACCATTCGTGGTTTCGGGAGGTCGAGGGGAAGAGGTTTACGGTGTATGTTATCTCTTGACTTTTAATTGGGATTTGCTAAATTGTACTCAGCGGACAGTAGAGAAGGCGGATTCCCCGGAATCAAACCCCGGTGCTGCTTGGATCGCAATCTGTCCGCAAACATATTGCGCTTTCTCTCAGCATCCTTCAGCACTTGGGTTCGGTTTCGGGGTTTTTATTGGTACGGATCAAGGGTTCTCACGATACGAGAAATGCCCGAAGTGAGGTTTTGCAATGCGGCACAGGTCCAGCTCTGCTACCCCCGTGAAGTCGTCGCGCAAAATACTCACGTACAAATTCCTGGGGAACAACCGGTTTCTTTCTGAGGACTTGCTTCCGGCCCCGCTCTGACATTGCAAGAATGTTTGCGCGCTCAAATCAGAACCGACTGATTTGGGGTTCTTCAAACTAGAACATCACATACTTGCCCGATTAAGAACTTCGCTTTTAACCTCCGGTCAGAGAAAAAGCAAGTCCTTTATTGGGAGAAAGGGAAAGTGAGCAACAGCCGACCCTTCGATCTAGTCTGGACAATCAAGCAACTCTGGAACGATCACCCGAAGAACGCAGGTAGGAAGTACGCCGGGACATCCAGAGACTTGAGAGAGGCGAAAGAGTGGTTGCTCGTCAATGAGTTTGATTCCGGGGACATTACGGAGCTTCAGGAGAGGTTCAATAGATTCATGCAATCTACTTTCGACGCTTGGGCTGAGGCAGACTTCCCGATCTGGGGATTCCTCAAACACTACAACCGCTACGGTCCTCCGAGATCGACTCCGGCTCAGGTTGTCAAGAAGCATATTCCTAGAATTTGTCCCATCTGCAAAATAGATCATCCAGCCATTTCCGTTTGTCCAGATGAGGAGCTGTGGACGAAATGACCGACCCCCGCCCTTACATGGAAGAGATCAACACCCTTGCTGATCGAGGATTCAAGTATCTGGAGATTGCCGAGTCAGTAAACGTGGCTTCTTTGAAGGTCGGAAAGTATCACGTAGTCCGGTCTAACTTACGGGCCTGTTTTGAAGCGATGGTAAAGTTTACGGAGAAAGGAACCTAAATGGATATGCCGGAGAAAATGACAGCATGGCGAGTTGACGATAGGATGCCTGACGCTGGATTCTGGATGGTAGACAACTCGACCGTTACAGGAAGTGCCAGCTATATCCGTTCCGATCTAGCCAAGAAGATGGAGGAGGAGAACGCAAGGCTGAATGTTCGCCTGAACGAGCTTTCCTATGAATGGGGTGAACATTTGAGTGTAATCAATGCGCCCTCCTTACCTGATGGTATCAGAATGGTATCGGAGGAACTCGCCCGCCTCCGCTCTGAGAACGAACGGCTGAAAGAGGATTTCGACAAGATGACCGAAAGAGTGGGCGATGGTATTTTTGAACCCGCCACCGAGATAGCCCGTCTCCGCTCCGACTTGGAGAAGGCAGTTAAACTCATTGAGGATGTTAAGGGGTGGGTTTGCGGGACTCCCCTCAATGATCGCATTGAAGCTTTCCTCCAGAGCCAGAAAGAGAGGAAGCCGTGAGTGAGGGCATGAGGCAGATCGGACGAGACGTTCCTGTTCGCAGACCGGGTGATCCTCCGTGGCAGGAACCACAAGGTGATCCCGTCTGGCAATATCCAAGCGGAGCGGTTATACCTGAGAAACCGAAGCGTGGATGGAGGCGCATCATCCAGAGCCAGAAGGAGGGGAAGTGAACGAGTCTAGTCCAGATTGGAGGGAGGAAGACATCAGAGAATCAATGATCCGTAGGCTGATCCGCAACCTACCAGGGAAACTAGGTATCCAGATCAGGCGGATGATATGGTGGCGCCAGGTTCAACTACTCGTTGATATTGTCGATTCCTGCCCGGGAGCCTGTCCTTCCTGCCCTGTAGGTGTCCAGACTAGAAGAGATGGCCACAAGATGGATATAGGGACGTTCTGTGCCATCCTAGACAAAGCTACAAGAGAAGCCAATCTCCGCAAGGTTCAACTCTACCGATGGTCTGATCCTTTAATTCATCCAAAGGTTCATCTATTCGTGAACGAATGCGCCCAAAGAGGATTAAGAGCTTCGACGAGTTCATTCCTGCAGCATACAACCTGTGATTGGGATGAGCTAATCAATTCAGGCTTGGATGAGTTCCGAGTGTCTTTCTCTGGGTGGAAGAAGATGCACATCTACCAGAAACCCGCCAGGGCCGAGAGATTCGTGGAAAAGCTGGAGTTTATATCTAAACTCCAATGGCCGAAGAGCGTCAAGAAGACGATGTTTTTCCATGAGTACAAGGACAATCTCGACGAGAGGGAGCCCGCCCGCCGGCTAGCGGAAGACAATGGATTCAGATTCGTGAGCTTCCCGGCGACGTTTATGATGTATGAGAGGATCATAGACGGCAGTTACACCGAGGAAGACAGAGCGTTGATTTCACTGTTGCCTGAGACTCCAGAAGAGAATATATCAAGGCACAAGAAACCGCCCAAAGTCACCGATCGTTGCGCCATGCAGGAAGACGACATTACCTTAGACTCTTACGGTCAGATGCAGCTATGTCAAATGATGTATCTGCCAGAGTTCAAGATGGGTAGCTTCCTGGCTACTCCTCTGAAGGAACTCCGCCAACAGATTCTGGCTCACCCGATCTGCCCTAGGTGCAAAGCAAAGGGAATCGGGCATTACGCTTTGATCTTTGGCGAACCTGCTGTGCTGAACGATCCCGTGAAGGTTGCTGATAAAGATAAGTATAAGTAGAAATCGAAAATACTTCTTGACAGTGGATTGATATATCGGTAATATATCACTGAGCGGACTGATCCCCCGCGAGAAATTAATGCCTTACTGTGCGCACACAGTAGGGCATTCTGTTTTTTAGGCCCGTCATATACGGGAAAATGGGGGAGGGCGGTGCGATCTGACAATCATCTCCCCCGATTGTAACTGAGGGGGCTGCACCTGAACTCTAGGCTGTAGGTCGAGGCATCGGCCTTTCGGGTAGTGAATCTTCCCAGCCGGAGCAATCCGGGAAGCCCCTCTCACAAATTGAAATTTGTTCAAGATGGCACATGGCGGAGCAAGGCCCAATTCAGGGCCAAAACTAGGCAGCACGCAGAAGATCCCACGAGCTAAGGTAGCCGAGCTGATAGGGCAGGACATTCTTGATTTGTGGGTTAAGATGATCCGCAGCAAGAATAAGCTAGACCAGAAGTGGGCAGCCCACGAAGCGGCCCCGTTTGCGTTCCAGAAGTTGCCTCAAGCCGTTGAATTGTCGGGTGCTGACGGTGCGGACATAGTCCAGAAGATCGACGTAACGATCCACAATGCAACTTGATATACATGGCACGAACGTGCTCCAGAGAAACCTCGACGCAAAGACCCGATTGGTTGTCAACCAGGGGGGAGCGCGTTCCAGCAAAACCACATCAATCGCCCAGCTTTTCCTCATCCGCCTCTACCAAGAGCAAAACGAAGTCTTCTCGATCTGCCGTAAAAGCCTCCCGGCCCTCAAAGGGTCTGTTATGCGGGACTTTATCGGACTCCTCAAGGCTCACGGGCTATACAACGAGGCAAACCATAACCGATCCGACAATATCTACCACTTCGGGACGAATGAGGTCGAGTTCTTCTCGGTCGATGAGCCTCAGAAAGTTAGGGGCAGAAAGCGAAAGCTCCTTTGGCTCAATGAGGCAAATGAGTTTTCCAACGAGGACTTTCTACAACTGGCATTGCGTACAACCGGACAGATTTTTCTCGATTATAACCCGTCGGATGAGGTCCATTGGATATACGATAAAATCCTCACTCGGGAAGATTGCACGCTCATTAAGTCGACGTACAGAGACGCTTTGATGTTCCTGCCGCTCGAGGTGGTCCAGGAAATCGAGCGGTTGAAAGATGAAGATGACAACTACTGGCAGATATATGGTCTTGGGGAGCCCGGAGCAAGGAAGTCGCTCATATACTCCAAGTGGCGGCTGGTCGATGATCTGCCGGAAGGTTGCGATATATGGTTCGGTCTGGACTTCGGGTATAACAATCCCTCAGCCCTGGTCCTTGTAGGGGAGAAGGATCAGGAGATATTCATCAGGCAGGAGTTGTACGAAACAAAGCTGACCAACGCCGACCTGATTGAGAGATTGAAAGTTCTAGTACCACAAGGCAAAGAGATATACGCTGATTGTGCTGAACCTCAGAGGATCGAGGAGTTGTCAAGGGCTGGGTTCAACGTCTTCCCGGCTAACAAGTCGGTAGAGGACGGAATCGACACAGTAAAACGCAGGGTCTTGAACATAGTTCGGCCCTCGGATGAGTTGATTCGTGAGATCAGGATGTACAAGTGGAAAGAAGACCGGAACGCCGTGATGTTGGACGAGCCGGTGAAGTTCAACGATCACCTGATGGACGCAATGAGATATGCCATTCATACTAAGTCATTGCAGGGGTCTTTCCAGGTGCTATTCTCGGCGTAACCATGAACAACATTAAGACCTTTTCGCTGCTGAATCCATTCTCTGACCCGGACTCTACTTGGAGAATGAAGACCAGCGTCCAGAACGAGCATGAATCCTACGCGCGCATTCCTCTTGTTTACCGGGCGTTGAACATCCGCTGTGACACCCTCGTCAACGTCCCCCGGTACATCTACCGTGGAGAGGACGAGATTGATGCCTATGAGTTCGAGCGGGATTTGCCGTTAAGAGATTTGCTCTGGCTGACAGAGGCGGCGTATTTACTGCGTGGAGCTGGGTGGATACTCAAGAAGTCTAATGCCTACGGGATCAAGAAGGGCTTGCGATGGCTTAATCCCTTCTCAATGCAATGGCAGCTAGATGGCGAAAGGCTAGTCTTTTGGCAGCAGATACAAGACACAGGCAGGCGGTATCCTTTGGGTGGCAAGACTTGGACCGCAGATGACTTTCTATTCTTCAAGTCGTTCAATCCGATGTCAGACTTGGAGCCTGGACCTTCGGCGGCTTCAGTTGCTTTATCTGGGGCGCAGATCATAGGGAACGTCAGCACGTTTCTGTCCAAGTTCTTCGAGGCTGACGCTTTGCCTGTTACGATGATTATGATGCCCCAAGGCACGAACTCGGATCAGGTGAAGTATGTAGAGGGATGGTTTCAGCGTAAATTGCAGGGATTGAAGAGTGCCACCCAGAAGATCCTCGGGGTTACGGGTGACATCAAAATCGAGAAGTTGACCTCTGAATTGTCCTCGTTTGCGTTTGATAGGGTCGATGACCATGCAATCAAAGAGATCGCCTGGGCCTTTGGGATTCCGAAGACAGTCCTAACGGCTGACTCTGCCAATCGTGCAACGGCTGAGACTGAATACGGCACGTTCTTATCGAATACGATCATCCCCCGTTGCTCGTTCTACGAGTCTGTCCTGAATCCATTCCTCGAGGAGTACGATCAGAGGATCGAGTTTGCTCCTGAAGAGATGTCTGAACTCCAGATCGACGAGACTTCGAGGGCAGCATCATTGAAGGGATTGGTCGACGCGGGTATTCCACTCAAGGCGGCTCTTGACATCCTGGGTTACGACCTGTCTGAAGAGGCTGAAGCGTTGATTGAGGAGTCAGAGAAGCAGAAAGAGGAGAGGGCTGCTGTTGTGCCTGTCCCGCCAGCCGTCCCCCAGACTCCAGCTACCGAGGGTACGCCCCCGGAGCCAAACGCTCAGGATCAGACGAAGGCGGAGCTTGATCGTTGGATGAGGAAGGCACTCAAGAGCCTAAAGTCTGGCGGGTCGGCATTAGTCGACTTCCAGACTGATTTGATCTCAGAGGCAGTACAGACGGGATTGATCGCTTCCCTTGCCAACGCCTCAACAGCAGAAGAAGTGAAGTCTATTTTTGCAAAGGTGAAGTGATGGATGAAATGGAGAAAGCCCTTGACAATTCGCTGCTGTTCTTGGACAGCATCAAAATGGGAGCGCGTAACTCAGCCGGCGACCAGAAGATCATCCAGGCAATCCATGACCTCTCCGGGGAACTGGGGGCGCATAATCCCAACACCAAAACTACCCACTCAGAGAAGGCTATCAGGATTCACGAGCACTCTGTGAGGCTGGGAGCCAATTGCGTCAAGGATGAATCGAAGTCTGATGACGTGCTAGTCGCTATGGGCGGCGAGGTCAAAGCTCTGCCTGATGGGAAAGTAGCAGGCTATCTCGTGACGTTCTCCGATGAACAGTCGCCTGATCTTGCGGGGGATTTCTTCACCAAGGAAACCGACTTCGGCGTGCATCGTCAGTCTCCTACCCTATACAATCACGGCATGGATGTCAAGGTAGGGTCGAAGATCATTGGCAATGCCTCTCTAGTCATCGACGAAATCGGGGTCTGGATCGAGGCGCAACTTGAGATTGCGGACCGATACGCCAAGGCAATTTACGAGCTCGCCAAGAAGGGCAAGCTCGGCTGGTCATCGGGTACGGCTTCACACCTTGTGCAGAGAGAGAAAAAGGGAGCGGCATGGCGAATCATGTCCTGGCCTTTGGGCCTGGATGCTTCGCTCACTCCCTCTCCGGCTGAGCCGCGTAACGTGGCATTCAGCCTGAAATCAATTCAGCAAACAGACATTGAAACACAAATCGAGCCAGAGGTTGCGGAAGCAACGGCTCAGAACACTACCACCGTAACAGATGCAGAAAAAGGAAACACGAACATGGACGAAAAAGAGAAGAACGACGAAACCAAGACCGCGCCGGAAATTACGGACATTCAACAGGGTCTTGCTGAGATTCTTGAGCAGAAGAAAGCTGATCGCGTCGCTGCTCAGAAGCGCGAAGAGAACAAGAAGAACATCACGAACACGCTGGCCGAGATGGTCGACGAGGCGATGAAGGCGGCTCCGGTCAGCAATGACGGTGGTCCGGCTCTGCTTCTGAAGACCGGACGCGGCGACAACGAAAACAAGGCTTTCTGGCATTGGATGCGGACAGGGGACAAGGGAGCCTACAAAGCTACCGTGTACCTCGGCGAGGGCGATGACGAGCAGGGCGGCGCGGTTGTGCCGAATGCTTTCTACAGCCAGATCATCCAGCGTCGGGCGGAAGCCTCGATCATCCGTCGGGCTCCGGCCTCGATTATCACGGTCTCGAACAAGACTGTGAATATCCCTGTTGAAGGTGCAACGGCTGAAACGGCTCCCGCGTCAACGAACGAATCGTACGATGCGACGGCTGTTAGTGCAGATCAGAACCAGGTCGAGCCTGTCGATACGAAGTCGATCACGCTCGTCAAATACACCCGCCTGCACAGGCTCTCTGATGAACTCCTGAGCGACGCTCAGGCGGACATCACGGGCTTCCTGGCGGCTCGTGTCGGTCGGGCGTTCGGTGTGTACGAGAACACGCTTTCGTTCACGTACAACACGGCTACCTCAGCGACCTACGGATCGACGAAGGGCAAGGATGCGGCTGCAGCGACCTCAGTTGCGGTTGGCGATGTCATTGGACTGTACGGGAGCCTCCTCACGGAGTATCTCGATCAGGCGGTCTGGGTGATGGCTCCTGCGACGTACACCGCGATTCTGTCGCTCCAGGGTGATCCGTTTAGCTTCATGGCGACACCTGCCGGAACGGCTGGAAACCCGACGATCATGGGCCGACCGGTCTATACGACGGCCTCTATGCAGGCGATTGCCGCCACGGCTAAGTCAGTGTTGTTCGGGAACCTGAATGCTGGTTTCATGGTTGCCGAATCTTCACCGATGACAGTTCGCCGGCTTAACGAACGCTTTGCGGATACCGGACAGGTCGGCTTCCTGTTCGCGCAGAGGATCGGTACGGTGGTGACGAATGCTGCGGCTATTCAGCATCTTCTCCACCCAGCGTCGTAACTGAACAACAATGGGGGGCAGAAATGCCCCCCGTATTAACGGAGTGCGAATGAAAAAGGTCAAGATCAAACTGGCGTGTGCTGGAGCATGGGGATCGTATCAGAAGGGGAGGGTTATCGAGGTAACACACGATAACGCGAATCTCCTTGAATCCCTGATCCGGGCCAACCTTGCAGAGGACTGTGATGAAAATACTGGCTTTCTGTATGGCGTACCGGCTCGAATCGGAGACCATCGAGGCTCTAGTCCGGCAACAGGGGGTGAAGTCTCTGGACCTGATGATCTGCCAAGACAACCCGCACTTAGGCGAAGAGCGAGGTCAGTACCGAAACATGATGATGAACTGGCAAAAGATGGAGCAGATAGCAAGGACTCGTAACTATGACAAGGTGTGGCTCGCGGAAGCGGATAACATCCAGCCGCCGGACGCACTTGCAAAGCTGTTAGAAGTAGATGCACCCGTTGTAACTGGTCTTTTTGCGTCAAGGTATCCACCCTATAGGCCGAATCTCTGGGAAGCTCCAGGTATCACGATGGAATGGCCTAGGGTGATGGAAAGATGGGGACAGACGATAGAAGTAGGAGGTTCGGGTACTGGTTGTATGCTCATTGACGGGTCTGTGTTACAGAACTACTCGATTGATATGTACGGCTATCATAATCCGATGGCCGACAACGTAAGGCAACAGATTGACCAATTGTTCTGCACGTACTGTTTCAAGAATCACGTTAAGATGATGGCCCGGTTAGACGTTCTCGTAGGTCACAAGTTCCCGAATGGGGATGTGATCTGGCCGGACGAAAAGACTCGCTACAGAATCGAACAAAACTAGAGGTTCCTATGAAACGCGCACTTCTTGCCTTGATCTTTTTCGCTGCGCCGTTGCTTGCCCAAGAGGTCCAGGTAACAGCGCGCCCGGTTATTTCCACGACCACACTCTCAACAGGTACGGTCAGCGGGAATGACACGCTTTCTTCGTCTGCCTTGTTTGGCTCGGTGACTGTAGGCCAACAGGTCTATGGCCCTGGTATCGCTTTGGGTGCTACCGTCCTGACTAAGGTCTCTACCTCGAAGCTCAAGATCAGCGACACTTGCACGGCTACGGCTACGGCCAATATCCAATATGGGTATTTCTCGTCGGCTGCTTACTCGACAGGTGATTGGGTGGGATTCCCATTCCTTGTGGCTGACGTTCCTCAAGGCGGGCTCTGGTATATCGCTGGAGTGACTATCTGCGACTCGGCAGACATCATCGGCTCGATGGACGTTTTGTTCTTCACATCATTGAGCGGGAGTGCGGGGCTGGACAACGCGGCAATCGCTGTGCCGGCTACCGATTCTCCGAATATGTGCGGGCTGATTTCGCTCACGACTACAACGGATTTAGGGTCATGCCGCATCCTGACAGGTGATCTTCCAACGGGACTTGCTCTACCCAGAGGGGGAAAGCTCTGGGCGCGTCTGATTGCCCGCTCAGGTGCGACACCAACGGCAGTAAATAACTACATCGTGAAGCTCCGACTAGTCAGAATGTAGGCTCACAATGGCCACAACTGAAAGAAGTATCGTCAGTCTTGAGTCTGTCAAGTCTTACCTCAACATCACGATTAGTGATCTTGACACATTCCTCGAAGAATGGATCGACATCGCTAGTGGAGTGGTCGAGGGGTACTTGAACTGCAAGGTTCAGCCGACTGACGTTGAGGAAGTCTTAAACGGGAATGGGAAGACCTATCTGTACACTTCCTGGTATCCGATCCTTGATCTGAGTGGAGCGACCGACGCCGAGAAATTGGCAAATATCCAGTACCGTAGTGCGATACTCGAGGCATGGGTAGACCTGCTGACTAATATCAACTACGTCAAGATCGACTCGAATAAACCGTGGTTCATCAAGATCATCGAAGAGGCAAACGAATCCTTCCCTCTTGGTGAGTCGAACGTCAGGGTGAAGTACAAGACAGGGTACGACCCCATCCCGGCAGAGCTCCAGATGGTCGTGACGGAGATGGTCGCCAGAGCCTACAAGGAATCAAACAACGGGCAATCGGCTCTCGGTCTCTCGTCTCGAGGGATGGGGCAGGGCGGGGGATCGGATAGCGTTTCATTCCTTGACCTGACTCCTCGTTGGGAAAAGTTACTCAATCCGTATCGGAGGTTGGTATGAGATGGATCATTCTTTTGGTCGTTTTGCCCTGCGTTTCGTTCGCTCAGTCGAACCTCTATACGTCCTACGGACACGCTGCGACATCATGGACTGCGATCAGCAAGGCCACGACCGCACCGTACATTAAGATCCATTCGTTTACGGTCTATTCGGATTCTACGGCAGGGGACACTCTCTGGGTGGCGTTCAATGCCGACACGACCGCCGGCAGGATTTTCCCTGTACTCCATGATACGTCGGTTGATTTTCCTGATGTCTACATCAACACGATCCGCATCAAGGGTGGTGCTGGCAGTTTGCCCTATCGGGTGAAGATGCAATGAGCAAGACAAAGTCAAGGATAGAATATCTCAGGGATGACCTCGTTACGGAATACGAGGCCATTACCATCGCTAACGGATACCGTTCAGATGTTAAAGGGGTGCATGACATTGTTCTGGCTCCCGAAAGCATCACGGATTCGCCTAGACTTTCGGTGATCTTCGGCCCCGAGGCTATCCCGATCGAGAATTCATCTAAGGTCATTTTCCACTCGCTTGTTCCCGTGATGGTGATCGGGTACGTGAAGGTGCCTACGGGTTTGCGGGACATGAATCTCGTAATGAGTGAGGCTGCCGAGGCTTTGCTGCACGATTTGAAGCGGGTCACGGTAGGCTTTGCCCTGAAATACGCCAACAGTTCCAATCGCTGGCAGGTAATGAAAGACCCGCAGATCAGCGCGACTCGGTTTGTGGTTCCTCAACAGACTATTGGTTGGGTGTCTCTGGAGTTTACCGTTCAGGTCTTCGCTCAGGATGGTGACTTTTGATAACTGCCACACTAGAAGGAACTCTGCCGGATGTCGAGAGTCTAAACCTCGAAGACATCATGCCGATCATCTCCCAGGAGATGCTAAGATCGGTGCAGTTGAACTTCGGGCAGGGTGGAAGGCCCGCAAAGTGGCAACCGTTGAAGTCTGGCAATCCATCCTACCTATTCAAAACGGGGATCCTGTTAAGGTCGATTCAAAGGAGCTCCGGCCCGAATTGGGCCGAGGTGGCGACCGCAGGATTGCCTTATGCTCGCATCCATCAAGTTGGTGGAATGGCGGGAAGAGGTCACAGAGCGAGAATCCCGGCTCGAAACTACATGATGTTTCAGCCGGAAGACATAGAATACATCAAGAAAGCCCTAGTCAAACACATAATCACATTCCTAGAAGCCGCAAGGAGGCCCATCAATGCCTGACGTGAGGAAAGCCAAAATCAACGGGAAAGAATATGAATACCACGTTGCCACGTTAGGACGGATGAGGCAAGCCGCGAAGTTGGAGAGGGAAATCGCACTCATTGACCCGGATAAGATGGTTGATGATGACGTTGTCTTCGCTTCTCTCGTCGAGAAGTGGAAGGAAGTGATGGCGGTGATTTTGGTAAAGGGCTCTGATCTGGACGTTGAAAATGCCTCTGTCCAAGACCTGGCAGAAGCGAAGCGTGGTTTTTTCGGTACGGCAACTCCGACGCGGTAGCAAAATGGGTCAAGGATTTTTCACCGTTCAAGGTGAAGGGTCCGCGTTCAGAGTTGCCTCCCGGGTATGAGTTGGACCTGTTGATCTACAATTTGTGCGACGGAGACCTGACAAAGAAGGCTGCAGTTGAGGAAATGACCTACGAAGATGCAATAGCCTTTATGAGTTTAGGGAAATATCAGTCGTACCTAGAGAACAAGTGGATCGAAGAAAGCTCGAAGAAGCATGGCCGATGACACGGTAAGAATAAGAGTCCAGGTCGAGGGTGACGAGGATTTAGCGCGTCTCCGGGCTATGATGGAAAGTATAGTCGGGCCGACCGAGAAGGTGTTCGATGCCTTCCGAGAGGGGGCCGCCTCAACGAAAGACGCGATGAAGGCGTTTCAGGACTCAACTCGCGCCATATTCAACGAGTACAAGGCGGGCAATCTCTCACAGGCCCAGGCTGTCGCCGTTCTAGGAGATCTCAAAGGGGCTTATGATGGCCTTGGGATTTCTCTGGTTGAGTCCTCCAAAGCAAATCAGTATTTCCTCAACGTACAAAATCAGATTTCCCTTGGCTCCAAGGGGTTAATCGCTCAGATGTCTCAACTCAACGCCAATGTGGGCGCGTTGGGCGGTGGGTTGAGAAGTACAAACTACGCGATGATGAACTTGAATCGCGTAGTTCAGGACGCACCCTTTGGATTGATTGGCATATCGAACAACATCCAGCCGCTTCTTGAGTCCTTCCGGCAACTCTCCGCTGAGGCTTCGGTAGCCGGAGTTTCGATGGGGAGCGTTCTCAAGACTGCATTCTTCGGACCGCAGGGGATGCTGCTTGCTATTGCGGCCATGACATCTCTCTCTGTGGGTTTGCCGAAGATCATTGAATTATTCGGCGGGACGAATGATGCCTCAAAGAAAGCGGCTGAGGACGGATTCAAGAAATTCTCGTCGATGATGGACGAGATCACAGGGAAGATGGACAAATTCACACCGGCGGTAACTAAGGCGAGAGAACAATCACTCAGGAAAACCCTCCAGACGCTTGAAGCCAGGGCGAGAATCCTGAATCAGATGTATCGGGACTATGTTAACGGGATTGTTAACCCGACGATCAGCGAGGCCGAGGCGAAAGTCGCCGGATTGACCGAGGGGTCGATTTTCAACCCGAAAACAGGCGAACAACTCAAGAGTTTCAAGGAGTTGCCTGATATAATCAAGGGCGTTCGGGAAGAGGCTGGGAAAGTAGCGATCGAGTTGAACAGTTTGACTAATGTCGCTACGGCCACCCGCCCTCAGATGAAGGAAGTCGCTGATGATGCTCTTGAGATAGCAAAACTACTCTTTGAGACCAATCAAAGCACGGTAACAGCCTATCGTGATGTACTGTTGGCAGCCGAAAAGTCTGCGGGGACAGAAAGGACGCGGTTAGAATTCCAGAAACAGCGTCTTGACATCGAAGAAAAGTACAAACGGGTACTAGAAGCCGAAGCGGGATTCGGTGCTACGGGAATTCCGGGCGTCAAGGCTCCGGTTGCTCCCAAAAAGCTAATCGGAGTAGATGTTAGCGGTATCCAAAAGCCAGAAACGATCCAGGAGTCATTGAGACGCGGAGAGCAACAGTTAAACGCCTTCGAGTTATCAGCTAATGATGCTTTTGCCAACATGAACACGACCATAGGAAGCTCTATAGGGCAAGGATTCGTCGAGGGATTTGGGATGGGCCATACACTTCTCGGCCAGTTCATCAATGACTTCATCTCGCAGTTCACGAGTCTAGCGGCTTCTGGAGTGCTCAAGGGTCTGTTCTCGTTTCTGAGCGGCGGGTCATTCATTGACACAGTCGCTAGCGTGTTAGGGTTTGGCTCTGGCGGGTGGATTCCTGAGCCTGTTCTGGGTATCGGGGCTTCCGGCAGGGCTTATAGCTTTGCTGAGAACGGTCCTGAATACGTTTCAACCGCAAGGCAGATGAACGAGTCGAGGATGGGAAGGTCTCAGGCTCAGAAAGTCATCGTTGAGGTCAGGGGAGAGGCTAGAATGCGGGGGACTGATCTTTTCTATGCTATCGAACGCGCAACGCCAGTAGTCAAGAGATCAAGAGTCTAATGGCTAAGTACACACTACATCCTGCGACGATCCCTGCCGGCGAGTTGGCGATGATTATCTACTCGTCGGTTACAGACTTGACGATTCCGACCTACGTCACCTTAGACTTTGGGGACTTGGTTGAGAGGTTGGACCCGATTGCAGGAACGTACGACGTAGACACCCTGGACGTGGACTATGTAGAGGATTACTCAGACGCAGGACATCCCGAGGGCTTCTGGATGGCGGCGATCGGCGGGACATACCTCGATTTGCAGATAACGCTCGATGAGGGTGCGGGCGCGACTCATGTTTTCTACGGTCGGTTGCTCAAGGAAAAGACTGAGTTAGACGAATACGTCCTCTCTGGGTCGACCTATGGCCGGCGGGGGACGATGAGATTCGTGTCTCATCTGATGACTCTGAGAGATGTCACCACGGCTGATCTTATCACGGGGGCCAATGCGGTATTCACGACTCCGACCTGGAATAACACAGGTAACGAGAGGATCATCCAATACCGGGAGATTATATCTCAACTGTTGGCCTCGGCCCTCGGCGGGCAGACTGCCGATGCCGATGATGTGACCGTCCTGGATGACAACTTGCAGGACAATACCAGCCATGACGGGATTACCTACTGGTACATCTCCGAATTCAGCTTGAATGCCTTGGCGGTGAAGTATCCGAATGCCTTTGATCTGATTTCGCAACTGCTAAAACAGTTCTTTCTCATTCCGAGATACTATTACGATGTGACGAACTCGCGGCACAAGATTCAACTATTCACTCGGGGGACTTCTTTTGCTACACAGGTGACTCTCGTAGTCCCTACGGAGTCGCGGTTGACGATAGGTTCTGCGATAGCTCTCAAGGATGTACAGATCGACGATGCCTATACACCAACAACCTATTATTGGGATGCCGAAGCGGAAACCTACACTACGACAAAGCCTGAGGGCTGGAATCCAGAGATTACTCTGGTGCAGGAATATATCCACTATGTCGACGATAGTGGCACGGGTCCGTGGTGCTTCGGGATCGACTACAACTCAGGAACGGGAGTCGCGGTTGGGTACACATGGTATCGTGCCTGGGATTATGCCGGTCAGGTTTGGACTAACATCAACGCCACGACTGATGACGGGGACGCCTGGTTGATTCCCGCTCAGTTCTACGGTAGGAAGTTCCGAGGGGAAAAGAGAGTCTACGAACGCACATACAACAGTCTCAAGGCTGACAACGGCACAACGGATAGCCACTCAAACATCGTCTGCGGGGCTCGCACGCAGATAAGTGATGGCGTTTCAGCACGCAATTTTTACGCTGTAGAGGTAAAGAAGAACCTAGCCCGCAATGAGTTAACGGTGGTGTGGCAGGAAGTCTAACACTAAACAAAGAGGTGCATCATGGCTGTTTTCGGTTTTGCTGACGCTGCCGCCAGACTCGTTCTTAGCGGCGTAGATGTGTGGAAGATTTCAAACGTATCTGCTAGCGATGCCTTTGTGTCGTTGGGGCTTCTCAAAGATGGGAAGGTCTCTGTAAAGTCTCTCGCTGAGACGGATACTCGTAAGCGCGGTCACGCCTACGGCTATCAGATCGAGATCACGGCAAAGGGTCTCTATACGAACAAGGCTGCGGTCCTCGAGCTGTTGAGTGCCGTATCTGCTTCCGGGCCTCTCTACCAGAAGATCACCTTTGTCAACGCAGGGACGATCTGCGGGCAATGGGGCTTCTCGTGGAAGTTCGTCTGCGAGGGTGACACAGAGAAGATCCGCTATATCGAGTACAAGGCGACATTCGCTTCGACCTGGACTACCTGGGCGGCCCTCTGGGCTACTCCTGGGGCAGATGGAACTCCTTCTGGGACTCTGGCGGCCTTTGCGCCTGCGACAATGTACACCTCGCAATGTACTGCTCTCAAGTTCGTCAAGACAGGCGAAGCGGCTGAAACTGTAGGTCTGTTCCGTGACTTCAAGTTCGAGATCGGATCAAAGGTGTTCAAGATGGATTCTCAGGGCAGGGAATACTCTGCTGGAGTAGAGTTCACGCTTGAATTCAACATGCTTCAGGCCACCTCGACGGAACTTCTGTTGCTTGATGATGTGGCTCAGTATAACGGCGGGTTCACGATCACTCTTGGCGACGGTACCGCTTTCGCACTTTCTGGCGGGCTTGCCGGGACTGAGTGGGACTTCCAGCATGACAACGACTCGGAAGACGCTGCCGTTATCCACGTAAAAGGTACTGGGATTCTTACGCTTGCTGAATACGACACGGCGATCTCGTAATGACTTCGGTCACGTTGAAATATAGTGGCGGGGGTCAGACTAAGACGTTTACGGTTCTTGGGGTGCGGGGCTTGGATGACGTAGATGATCTGCGCTTCTGGCCCCGACTCCAGAATGAACTCTTAGACGGGACGATGACTGAATCTGTTCTGGGATTTGGCAGGATCATCACGATAGATTTCGGGGTGATCGAGGCCAAGGCTGATCGGGTTTGGTTGGTTGCGTTTCTGATTGCATCCGACAAACAGATCACCTGTGCTGCGCCGGCTGAGGATGTCGCAGTTGTTCTGGGTGACGTTGACGGAATATCGAATGAATGGCTGGACGGATTAGACTTCGCCCGGTCATTCACTTTGACGTTCAAGGAGAAAGCGATCAATACGACTCAGCCTGACGCATGGGCGTAACGCTGACATATTCTGGAGGGTCTCAGGTCTTCAACGAGCTATTCGTTAAGGGCTTCGATAACCCAGACGAGGTAGAGTTCTTCATCGGAGACAATGAAGAGCTCGCAGACGGTACTCTGTATCAGAGGGTAGTGGGATTTCGTCGCGTTATAACTGTTGGACTACTCCCGCAGGACTTGAAGACGGATCGTTGGTTTCTGGCTCAGTTCCTTTTCGGGAGTGCGAAGCAGATCACGTATTACGATGAGACTATCGACGTGACGCTCAAGAATCCAGAAGGCTATTCGACTGAGTGGCTAGATGATGCGGAAGATCAGAGGTATTTCCAGATGGAGTTCAGGGAAAAGGCTGTCATGGGTATCGGGGGAACTATCTGGCCGCCGACCTGGACATGGGATGGATACGAAGAACTGATCGACGCTGACGGACTCCCGGTGTACGACTCAGACGGAAAACCTGTCTACGTGAAGAAGGCGATCACAATATGAAGCGGTTGGTACTCATAGCGTTGTTATCAATCCTTACCTATCAGGCCGAGGCGCAGTACCACTCAATCTGGAAGGGCGCCCAGATCGACTCTGGGATTACGAAGATTCGTTATTCTGCTATAAACGCAAAGGCTGATTTCGGAGCTATCGGGAACGGAGCGGCAGACGATCGGGTGGCGATCCAGGCGGCGATCACCTCTTTGGCCTCAACGGGCGGGACCGTGTTCATCCCCAAGGGCACGTATTTGATGTCACTTACTTCTCATCCTCAGTCTTCCGGCACGAAGACTTGCCTTGTGATTCCGAGTAACGTGACTCTCGAGGGGGAAGGGAAGGGCAAGACGATACTCAAGATTTCCGGTGTTGCGCCACATAATTCCAGAGTTCTCATCAATGCGAACATCCTAGTCACATCAAACGCCGATTCTAATATCGTCATCCGCAATCTGACAACGAATTCCAATGGGACCGCCGCGAGTCTTTCAGCAGATGAGTCTCAACAGGGAATATCTCTTATTGGAGTGAAGAACTGCCTTATCGAAAATGTGGTCGTAGATGACGTGAGGGGAACGGCTTCGGGCGGAGCTGGAGAGTCTTTCTCGCTGGAGATCAACCAAAGCAACTCTGTTACCATGATAAACGTAGAGTGCATCGGTCGGTCCTATTCCTCTAGCGGATTCTCGGCCAACGCTTCTCTTGGTGTTTCGTGGATTGGCTGTCGGGCTCACGACTTCAAGTATATCGGTTTCACTCATTGGGACTCACGCAATCTGACGTATTCGGATTGCTGGGCGTGGAACAACGCTGAGTATGCAGGGTTCAATTCGGAGAACTCGGCCAACGTCTTGTATGTGAATTGCATCGCTGGCGGAAGATCAACGTCCTACGACAATTACTTCTACGATGCCTTTTCGAGTCTAGGGAATTACCACGGCTTTGTTGTCGGCGGGGCAGATCATAATGGACTCGTTTCATTCTCTAACTGTATAGCCCAATACAACGCCTCAAACGGAATTGAGGGATCGGGGAACGCTGACATTTCAGTCATCGGTGGAAGTTATCGGAAGAATGGCGGATACGGAATCGCCTTCCACAACACAACCGATACGGTGATGCGGAAGATCGACGGTCAGCCGGCACTTGATTCAAATACTGTGGCTCCTTTGATGTGGCGAGGGGTTTCCAATACCCACTACCCCAATGCGGGAGCGTTCTTCCTGGGCAATCCTCCCGTGACCAATTCTGTCCTGACCTCAGATGACGCGGGTGTGGGAACCTGGCAGACCTACCCGCCTTCAACGACTTTTACGTTGGCCTCTGGAGCGGGTTGGTATCGCTTTGTCTCTCAAGCGGCTTACTATGCGGGCCAAGTGAGAATCTACGGACTGACTGACAACAATATCTATACTGACATAGTATTCAACGTCAGCCAGAGCGGGTATTCTGGCGCAAGTTCCATCAACATCATCAAGAATCTGAATTACAACGACAACCACATCGACAGTATCCGTACAGGGTATCTTGGTGGCGGGGTGGCCGTTCTCGACATCAAATTCAAGAGCATCAATACCCCATCTACTGTAAGTTTGTCGGCCTCGGAGTATATCACGCTTGCGACTTCGACTAGCATCAATCCAACTGCTCCGACGATTGGAACGGCGGTTCCTGGTTATATGATGGGCTCATTCATAGCCAATGTCTACCCGTTCAGGAATGGAATCTCTCCAAATCTGGTAATCAACGGGACCGCTGCCGATTCGACCTTAACTGTATTGGGATCGATGCGCATTTCAAGCAATGCCAACATTGGTGGGACGGTTACGCTTCCTAACGCAAACACCGTGACGGGTGCGGCGAACAACATCTCTTTCTCTAAGGGGTTATCGGTTAGCGGTGCGACCTATGATTCATCGGTTACGGGTACGGGAGGTCACTTCGCTCGCGGGCTCCTCGTTGGTGGGTCTGCGGAGATCGTTGATGATGTCAAGTGGACCTTTAGGCACGCTTTCCTGAGATACGACACAACGGCCTATGTGCCCGCCGTGGCTCAGAATGTCTATACCACCCTGACTCCGGGCTTCACAACGATTGACAACGACTCAATCACGGTCGCTGCGGATACAATAACGATCCTCACGCCGGGGGACTACTATTCACTAGCGACCTTTTCCGTATCGGGCGGGAATAATGACAATTTCGTCTTCGCCTTATATAAAAATGGGGTGATCGTTAATAGAAAGTTGGTCACAACCCGAGGGGCCGGGAATGACATACCCGTTTCGATGCAGAACTACATCGTCGGAGCGACTAGGAACACGGGATTGAGTCTCAGGGTGACAAATACAACCGACAACGACGATCCTACCCTAAACGGCATAGCATGGTATCTTGAAAAGAAGCCGGAGCGATGACGTGAAACACTCTATTCTCTTGATGATTCTGATCCCCGCCCTAGCTCTTGGCCAGTTGCCGGACTCTGTTCGTCGCCACATGGATGCCGACGCTTTGAGGCTGTGGGATTTGCGAGTAGCGGATTCTCTGCGGATCGAAAAGCAAATCAAGGACTCTATTGCAGCGGTCAAAGGAACAAGTCCGGGACAACCAGGAGCTACCGTAGATACAACAAGTCTATCTAATCGCATCAACCGAAAAGCGGACTCTACCGATAACGCAAGCCGGACATTTACCAATGCAACCTATCTCAAGAACGCCGACTCAACTGACAAGGCTACGAGGACATTCACAAATGCGACGTATTTGAAGAACGCGGATTCAACAGATAAGGCAACTCGCACGTTTACTGGAGCGACCTATGCTACAAAGGCTTCGCCTGTCTTTAGCGGATTCCTTGGTGGAAGCAGCACTATTCGGGGGACAGCCGCGTTCACGACTACGGGTACTCGATTGGCGATATACATACCAGGGGCGACAGCAAACGATTTCCCGCTGGTAAGCATTAAGATGGCGACGGCTCCAAGTGCAGTAGATACTCGGCTTGGATTGACAATGAAAACGGATAGCTTGATTGTGATTCGTCCTGCTTCGGGCACAAGCGGAGAAGCGATTTATTGGCTTCTGGCGCGATAATAGTTACAGGTTGACAGATGATAAAATCTAAATCAGGGAGCTCTATGCCTCTTCCCGGTAATGGTCACACGCTGGCAAAGATTGTTCAGAAGTTGGACGATCACGTTGTCAATCAGGACAAACAATTCGCTGACGTTGAGAAACGCCTTGACCTTTTGGATGTGGAGGTGCGGTCTCTTGTAACTGAGAGAGGAAACAAGTCAATGGCTGTGCTGAAGATGGTGCTGCCGATCCTGGTGTCCGTCCTCATCGTCGCCGGTGGATGGATTTGGGGGCTCTCTCGACAGGAGTCGGCGATCGCAGACCTCCAATCGGGGAGATACGAAAACAAAGGCAACATCCAAATGCTTCAACAGCAGATGCAGGATGGAATAGTCAAGAATGCCGTAAGGGATGAGCAGTACAAGCAGATTCTTCAAAAGCTGGATGAAATCCAGAAGCAACTCAAAAAGCGTTAACAACAAAAGGAGCAAGTCGTGACAAACCTAAAAGACAAGATCACGAATATCATCGCGGTGGTTTCTTCCATCGTTGCCTTGATTCAGGTAGTCATGGGCGCGTGGAATAGCTACATCGCCTCAAACCCCGATCCCACTCAGGCGATCAACTGGGGTACGGTCATCATCGCGGTTGCTATTGCGGTAATCGGTTGGTTCACGGGTAAGAACGCAGACGGTTCCCCCAAACAACTCTAAAGGAGAGATATGAAACGCTTCGTTGCTGTTGCTGTATTGATGTTGGTTGCCGTTTCCCTACAGGCGCAGTCGTGGAACTACTTCTTCAATCCGCGTCCGCATCTTGAAGTCATGCAGTCGGAATACTACGGACTGCCCAAAGCCGCGACTTCGGTGGACTGGCAATTTCATCCCACGATCCAGTTCTCCGCGACTCAGGTTCGTCCGGGGTTGGGCGGGAACACGACTCAGGCCATGTTCTTCAATGCTGTTGGGCCAGCTCTAACCTTGCAGAAGACAACCTACGCCGATGACGGGTCAAACTACGCTCAGTTCTCGGTGAATGCGGCTCTCTTGCTTAATGGAGTCACCCCGAACAACGCCCCGGTGTTCACGCCTCATGCCGCGATCATGGTGGGAGTGCTGAACAACACTCTGAACTTCGGGCCGGGATATGCGTTTGTCGATAGGCAGGATGGATACTCTAGGTGGTGTCTCTTCCTGTCAATCGGCGTGAATTTGACGAACAATCCATAAGCGACTGACTCCATGGACATAGTATCTATCATACTAGCGATAACTGTTTTAGGACTGGCAATCGTTGTGACGGTGATCGCTCTGAAAATAGTGTCGATAGCTACTGGACAGGCAGATGTCGATGCACTCGCGGAACGTCTCAAGAAGGCAACCGCCGTTCTCAAAGCAGTTGTAGATGCACACAAAATACCATAAGGAGAAGTACAATGGCAGATCTCAAACCTCTCGAAGATCAAGTCGCGGCGATTGAAGGCGTTGTGCCGAGTGCAGTTGCGCTCATCAACGGACTTGCGGCCTATATCGAAGCCCACAAGAACGATCCCGTAGCTATTCAGGCTTATGCGGATCGTCTGAAGGCTTCGGCTGAAGGACTCGGTGCGGCGGTAGCAGCGAATTCCGTACCAGAATGAAAGCCCGGACACTAACATGGGCGATGTTAATGTGCTTAGTCATGTTAGCATCGCCTCTTCGGGCGCAGGGGCTTGCGTCGGTCATCGCTACGCTTGACGTACACCCCGTGATCGGCTTCCAGACGAACATCAACAGCCAATGGTTAGTTGGACCGTCTTGGGGGTTGAATGTGATGACCCTGGACCGCTTCTCGTTCGGGGCAGGGTTTACAAGAGCTGGATTCGGGCCGTATCTAGGCTTTAGGCTCGTCTGGATCATCCACGCTACCGGACAATGGAATGGCCTGTTATGGAATAAAGGCCAGAACGAGGCAAGGTTCTCGGCGGGGATATTCATTCCCGTTTGAAAAGTGGTAATGCGCTTACCATTTAGCCGTCTGGATGTCAAGTTGAAATCTCGGTATGCAGGACAGAGTTTTCAAGGTTTCATTTACTCAACGTCGCGTGGTCTTTTACTCAATATACCCGAAAGGGTATAACGGAGGGTGTATGTGGCCATTTCATACCCAAACGGGTATAGTCAAGAACGGCAGGAAGTTCGGCTGGCGGCCTGACCTACCGGATCACCGCGACTTGCGCTTTCAGATGCCCAAGCGGGTTAAGGTTCCCGATTACGTTGACCTGAGAAAATACTGCTCGACCGTCGAGGACCAGGGGGCAATAGGTTCCTGCACCGCTAACGCCCTCGTAGGAGCTTTGGAAGTTCTGGAGAATCAGAAGTGGGGGAAGTGGGCCGACCTCTCGCGGCTCTTCCTGTATTGGAACGAGAGAGACATGATTGGGGAAACCGGATCAGACGCAGGCGCATTTATTAGAGACGGTG